TATAATAAACGTACTCGTCAACGGGAAGAAGAAGTTGACAATGAAAAATTTCTTGAAGCATATGCAGAAAGAGCTATTGCAGGGTGGAAAGGGCTTAAGGTAAAACATTTACCGGTTCTTTTACCTGTTGATATTTCAACAATGGACGCCGCAGAAGAAGTAGAGTATTCTATGGAAGATGCAATTGAACTTTTAAAAAATTCAACTATTTTTGATCAGTTTATTACAGATACTATGAATGATTTTGAACAGTTTTCAGTAAAAAAGAAAGAAACTAACATAAAAAACTAACTGACTACCTCCAAAGTTCTTTTGGGGGTGGTGGGATGTCAGCAGATCAATATATATTGATGTGTGAACAGATGGGTTGGGAACCAAAAGAGGAAGATCTACCTCAAGATGGTTCTAACCTATCTTTAGAGTGTCAACAAGCTCTTACTGTTCTTAATGCTCTTCCTGACATATGGGATGGTATGAACGGTGTATGGTTAGGAAAAGATTATTCTGGTTTAGATACTATTTTAGATATTTATGACATTGATAATAAACGTGATGTATTTGAATTGTTAAAAGAAGCAGAAGCTGTACTTGGAAAATACTATGCTCAACAAGCTAAATCACGATCAAAAAAATAAGGGGATAACAGTTGGCAACTATTAAAAATACTATACAAACTAATTTTACAACTAAAGGTGCACAGAAAACTGTAAAAGAAACTGAACAGATTGGTAAGGCCCAGACTAGATTGGGCCAAGCCTCTGCCTCAGCTGGACGTTCTTTTGCTGCGCAATCAAAAGGTTTAGGTGGTTTAGTTGGTATTTATGCTTCAGCTGCTGCTAATATATTTGCTCTTAGTGCTGCTTTTGAAGCATTAAATGCTTCTGCACAATTTGAAACAATTATTAGAGGTACTAATGCTCTCGCTGCGGGCGTGGGTGAAAGTGGTATGGCTGTTATCTCTTCTATTAAAGAGATAACAGGCGGCCAACTTTCTATTGTTGAAGCATCTAAAGCAGCCAACTTAGCCCTATCTTCGGGCTTTAGTAAAGACCAAATTGAACAAATAGCTGGTGTAGCTCTTAAAGCATCTAAAGCTTTGGGTAGAGATTTAACAGATTCTTATCAAAGACTTACCAGAGGTATTATTAAGCTAGAACCTGAACTGTTAGATGAACTTGGTATATTTACACGTATTGATCCTGCTGTTCAAAAGTATGCAGCTTCCGTAAATAAAAGTGTAACAGATCTAACTCAATTTGAACGCAGACAAGCTTTTGCTAATGCAGTATTAGAAGAAGGTACTAATGCTTTTAAAGATATTGACACCAGTGTTAGAAGTACTCAAGAAGTATTTTCTACTCTAGCAGCAAACTTCTCAGATTTAGCTATACAAGCTGGCTCTATTGTAGCAAATAGCTTAAAACCTTTTGCAGAATTTTTAGATAAAAATTTAGGAAATAGACTCATATTAGTGGGGGCGGTAGGGGCTTTGGTCTTTGGCGCTCTAAAAACTGTTATATCTACCTTCGCAGTAGCAGGCTTAGGAGCGCTATCTGCATCTTTAAGCAACGTAGCTGATAACTTTTCTAAAGCTACTTTAAAAGGAGACGAATTAAAAGCTTCTACATTAGCTGCTTCTGATGCTTTTAAAGGTATGGGTGCTTTTGCAGGAGCTGGTCGTAGTGATGGTGCTACTATAAAAAAATCTTTAGCACAAGGACCTTTAAGCACGGGTGAAGCTCTTGATGTTCAATCTAAAATGGATGGTTTTCTTGCCGCTGAAAATGAATATCAAAAAAATATAAATCAAAAACGTGCAGACGGTATTATACTTCAAAAAGATCAAAATAGGCTAATAGCTATGTCTGAAGGAAGAACCAAAGCCTTGAAAAAAACTAGTGAATTAGTTAATCTGCAATTAGAAAAATCTTCTAAAGCTTCTATACTGTTAGGTAAAGGATTAAATGGAGCAGCTAAAGGAGCCAGAGTACTTGGAGTTGGGTTAAATTTTGCTTTTGGTTTTTTAAATACTATCTTAATAGTTGTTACCACTTTACAAGCTGTTCTTAGTTTTTTCGATATTGATGTATTTGGTGCACTACAAAAACTGGTAAACATGATTAGAGGAGATTCTAAACTTGCAGCTGATGGGGCTGAAAGGTTCAGACTAAGTAATGTTCAAAACGTGGGTCTTCTTAAAGCAGAACTTGCATTAAAACGAGCACTTAATGAAGCTGAAGAACAAGGAATTAGAATTACTGAAGATAAACCTGTTTTATCTAAAGAAACTCAGATTGTTCTTGAAGCTCAATTAGCTATTCAAAAAAATATAAATGTTGTAGAGAGACAAAGGATTCTTCAACGACAAGAAGAAGCTATACAAACACAATCTGAATTAAAACAACAAAGAATACAAATAAAACAACAGGCAGAGCTGAACGTAGCAAAGAAACGAGAAGAAGAAGCTAAAATTAGGAGAAAGGTTACACTACGAGAGCAGGCGGTTCTGGAGGAAGCTATGCTTAAGCAACGGAACAAGATAACGGCGGCAAGTAAGTCACAAGTGGAACAAGAGTTTAAGTTGAAGCAAATACAAAACCAGATAGCTGAGGCTCCAGCAGACTTTGAAATAAAGAAAGAAAGCTTTAGAGTGCTTGCAGAAGAGTTGTTTTTACAAGAGCAGGCAATAAAAATAAAAAAACAAGAAGAAGTAATTGAAGAAACTCTACTTAAACTATCTAAGCAAAGAGCAAAGAGTGATAAAATTGAAAGTGAGTCAGCAGCAGAGACAACCAAGCTTTTAGTACAACAAGAGCACTTAAATAACCGAATAGCTACTACTAAACAACAAATAGCAACGGATGCTGCAGCAGCAGTAACAGCAGCAAGATCAAATTTACAAGATGAACAGCAAAAATTAAAAGACATGAATGCTCAGAGTAAGATTAGTGAAGATAATCATACGAATGAATTAAACCGTTTATCTGAAAAATTTAATATAATAGCGGATCAGCATGACAAAGAGCAAAAAATGTTAAAAGAAAATGCTGATCGTGCTATACTTGAAGCACAAAGAGTAGCCAAAGAACGGAAGGACACTTTTGATGATAGAGGTTTTGTTCAAAGAGGAATTGATAACGTATCAGGTACTACACTTGACAGTATTGAAGCTGATTTAGCAGTAAAAATTGAAGGACTGACAGATAGGCTTAAAAAGAATCAACAAGAAATAACAGATAAGTTTATGTCAGTAGCTGGCACAGAAAGTCTTGGAGTAATAAAAGCTCAAATTAAAGCGACAGAAGAGTCAGCCGCAAAGTTGAGTGAAAAATCTATAGCTGCTATAGAAGCACAAGAACGTGTAGTTGCGGCTGCACAAAAACGTTTAAATGCTGCTATTCGAAGTCAATCTGCCGCAGGTTTAACTGATGACCAAAAAATGCAATTTGCTAATGAGCAAGAAAGAATTGATAGGGCTGGCTTGGCCATTCTAAATCAAAAGAATGAGGCATTAGAAAAACAAAATAAACTAATAAATAACACTATAGGTAGACTACGACTCCAAAGAGCAGCGTTGAATGATATGTTGAATGCAACTGTAGAAGGTGACGAAGCTTCACAAAGAACCATTAAAGCTAACATTCAGCAAATAGATGCAGCTTTAGTAACTGAACTGGCAAGACTTGCTGCTGCAGAAGCAGCAGCAAGTAGTAGCATTGCTAAGTCAAAAAGCATTATTAATCAAGCTAATAGTGTAATTACAGATCTTGGAAAGGGGGGTGCTTCTCTTACTCTTGCTGAAGACTCAGACCAAGAGCTAACCATTCTGCGTGCAAACTTAGGTGCTATACAAACACAGATAGCCTCTTTAGATGAGCAGATTAAGACGGGAATAGGCCCAATTTTTGCAGATAACTCAAAAGATATGGGTAAGCAGACAGGTCTTATTGGACGCTATACTGCTCAACTGCAACAATTAGAAGAAGCTTTGGGACGTATTGAGACTGCTAGTGGCACTGTAATAGCAGGACAACAAAATATAAGGGCCAAAACACAAGCAACCGTTCAAGCATTAGAACAACAAGTTACAGTACTAAAAGAAAGAGCAGAGGCAGGTAATGCATTTTTTGGAGATTTAGTTGGTCCTATAGAAGCACAAGAAGGTTTTGCTGGTAAAGAAGATATTACGGCAATCGCCAGAGAACTATTTGGTAAGTCTACAGATCAAAGATTTGATTTAGGATTTGAGGATGGTAAGTCAGCTGCAACAGAGTTAAGTTTTGTATTTGGTGGTGTTAGTGAAGCACTTCTAGAATTAAATGAACAAGGCACCATTAATGGTGAAGTAACTTTAGCTCAAGCTTTAGCTATTCAAAAATTAGCAAGAAATATTTCTTTATATGATAAGCTGGTAGTAGGATTAACAGATGGTACTATTAAAGCTGGGGAAGCACAAAAAGATTTTGAAATTGCTGTTAGGAATATAAGAGAAGCTCTAACAGCTCTTGGTAAAGACAATAGTGACGTTTTTGGTACATTTACTGACGATTCAGGCAAGATCAAGCAAGTTGTAGACGAATTTAGTAAAATAGATAAACTTGCAGAACGAATAAGTAAAAAGTTTAATAGTGCTTTTAAAACTGTAGAAGATGCATATCTTGATGGACGAATAAGTGTAGAAACTGGTAAAATAGCAAGAAATGCTCAGGAAGAAGCAACATTCCAAAGACAGACTCTTAGTACATTATCAGACAGAAGGGATGAATTAGTAGAGCTTGGTGAACTGCTAGGCAAAGAAAAAGAAATGAAGGTTGCTATCAAAAAAGTTGATGATGCTATAGATAAATTAGAAGCAAATTCTCTTCTCAATCAATTCAAAGCAATTCAATTACTTGATAAAGAACTTAAAATGCTTGACAAGAAAGAAAAGCAGTTTGCTGGAATACTTCGATCTGCAAAAGGAGCAAATGAAGTTGCTCGAATAAATAATACTTTACGGACAAATGCAGAACAGGCAGATCTTGATCTTAATGAAGCAGGATCAATAACAGCAAGAAAATTCCAAAGCCCAAGAAGCGCTGCGATGACTGGTGGTGAAACAGTAGAATTTGTAGGTAGAAAGCAAATAGCTATAGATCAACAACTATTAGATAATGCACAGCGTAAAGTAGACTTAGCTAATGAACTAAGACAGGTAGACAATGCTATATATGCACAAAGACAAAGTAATGCATCTATGGAAAGACAAATAGGAGCATCAAGAGCACAGGCCAGTGCTGCAGGTGGTCAAGCTGCGTCTCAAGCTCGTATAATAGCTGCTGAATCTGACTTTACTAAAATTAGTGAGCGTAATATTTTAACTCGTAAAGAACTATTAAAATTAGAGTTTGATTTAGAAAAACTAAAACTCACCGAACAGAAAAAACAAATAGGTATACAAGCAGGTTTAGCTAAAAAAGAAGCTGAGGATAGACATGCAGAAATTCGTGCTAAAAATATGCAATTAGGTAGAGAAAGAGTTCAGCAGCTAAAAGAAGAAAAATCAGATAAGGTCATGCTTATAGCACAACAAGAGCTACAAATAGCAAAAGATGCACAGGCAAAAGCTGAACAATTGCAACAGATAGAAAACTTAAAAGCAGAGCAAGATCAACTTCAGAGATTATCAGAGATACAAACAATACAAGCACAGTTACAGCGTGATCAAAGAGATTCTGAACTTGATATTTTAAAACAAAAATATGCTCTATTAAAACTACAAATAAGAGCAGATCAAGAAGTGATAGATGCAGGTAGACAAAAAGTAGCTGGGGAACTAACAGCGGCTGGAGAAGATTTTAATAAGTTTTTTGGTAAAGATCTTGATACTACAACAGGTAAGTTTAAAACGATACAAGAAGATCCAAGTAAGGTTGCTTTAGAGTTAGTAGATTCTGCTATAAAAAAATTAGGAGGTATGGATAAGGATGGTAATAGAACTGGTTTATATGCACAGTCAGGTCGCATTTTTGATACACAACAAACAGGAATAACTGATAAAAAAGAGTTTGATTCTGCTGCCATAGATCGACAAATAGAGGCTTTAGAAGCTGCACAAACATCTGTTGATGCTGTTATTGAAAAAAGAAAAGTGATAGATGCGTTAGAGTTAGAAAACTTAGGTAAATTGAGTCAAAAAAATCTTACACTCTATCAAGAAAAACTAAAAGGTCTTAATTTAGAAGATGAATTGGTACGAGCAAATTTAGCAAAAACATTAGCGGGGCTCGGTGCTGAATCTGCTGCTATTGACGAACTATTTAAAAATCTTGAGGATGAATATAAGTATGCAATAAGCAACCAGGAAAGAATGAAGAACTTAGCAGAGAGTTTAGGTAGCACTATAGCTAATACATTAGGAGCTGCTGTAACACAATTCTTTGATAATGTAGCTTCTGGAGCTTCTATACTGGATGGTATTGGCAATCTGTTTACAAAAATGTTAATGGATATTCAAGCACAAGTTTTACAACAAACCCTTGTAGACCCTTTTGTAAAGAGTATTACTGGTTCTTTAACTGGAGCAATTGGAGGATCATTATTTGGATTACCTGTTGGTCCTGGTACGTCAGTGGCTGCTGGAGGCGTAGTACACATGGCTCAAGGTGGGCAAGTTAATGCACTTCGTGATCGTGTACCTGCTATGTTAGAACCAGGTGAGTTTGTAATTCGTAAAAATTCTGCTAAATCTATTGGACGTAACAACTTAAATAAAATGAATGATACAGGTTCAAGTGGTATGGGCAATGTAGAATTTAATATTGTTAATAATGGAGCACCCAAAGAAGCAGCACAACAGGGACCACCCAAAATAGATACAGATAAAATCGTAATTGATGTTGTAATGAGAGATTTAAGTACTAATGGTCCTATTAGAAAAGCTCTTAGAAGTGGATAAGGAAATAAAATGGCTACATACCCATCAGACGCTACTGCAGATATAACTGCTTTTTCTGTTATAGGTACAACTACTTATAACAATACAGGAAGTACTGTAGAATTTGCATTACCCAGTACTATAACTACTAAAGCAGCAGCTGTGGTAACTCAAGATGGTGTTACACAAGATACTACTGCGTATAATTTATCCAGTGATGGTACTAAAATAACTTTTGGAGTAGCTCCTAATGCTACTACCTTAGTTGTAAAAACTATTAGTCTTCCTAGTAGATTTAGAGTACTTAGAAGTTTTCCAAGTGTAAAAGCAGTTGATTATAATAGTTCTGCTTTAGCTGTTAATGGTAATACATATACTGTTAATGGTTCGCAAGAATTTTGGTCTCTTCCTTTTAATGCTAACGTAGATAATACCAGTGAATTTATGGTTTACGTAGGGGGTGTATTTCAACAACCTGGAGCGTATACTTATCCTTCTGTTACATTAGGTAATGACGGAATAGATATAGGTGATAATGCTGCTGTTAAGTTATTAGCTAATTTTGCAGATAATTTAACAGATAGTTCAGATAATCCTCATACCATTGGTTTAAATACAGGTTCTGCCAGTTATAGTGGTAGTAATATAGTATTAGCGGGGGCTACACAACTTAGTATACCTGCAAGTACTGATTTTAATGTAGGAGAAGAAACATCTTTTACTTTTGAAACTATTATAACTCCTGATGCAGGAACTCAGATGAGTGCTAATCAAACTTTACTCGCCTGTCAACAAAATAGTGATGAGTACTACTTTTTAAGAACCGTAGGTACTAATGCTACTATAGGCTTTATAGTAAATCATGGTGGTTCCATAGTTGAAGCATATGGTGGTAACTGCAATGGAGGAAGTAGTTATAATGTTGCTGTATCTTATGATAAGACTACTGCTAATTTAAGACTTTATGTAGCTGATACTTTAGTAAAATCAGTTAACTATAATCCTCCTGTCTCAGCTTTTAATAGTCGTTTAAATATAGGAGCAAACAACAATGTCACAGGAGGGTCTCAAGCCAGTCAAGAAAGATATAAAGGTAAGATAGAATATCTTAGAATATCAAAGGTAGCTAAATTTAGAACTGCAACTATACCGGTCCCTGCTACTACTGCAACTATTATAGGAGGAGCTCCTTTAGGCGCTGCTGATGTTAATGATACTTTATCTATTAGAGTATTTGAACAAGCTACTTCTGAACAAGGAAGATTTACTTCTATGGCAGATAGAAAACCTGATAGTGGATTTAACTTTTCTAAGAAATTTGATGTAGCAAAATTTAAATCTACTGCTGGATATGAGAAAAGAAGATTAAAATCTAGAAGACCTCTTAGATCTTATACTTTACAATATACTAATGTCTCTGGAGTAGAAAGAACTGCAATTGAAAACTTTTATAATGCACGAAGTGGAGAATTTGAATCTTTTAGTTTTGACTTGTCACACCTAAATGAAAGTGGTACAATTACTACAAGATTTGATGGAGATTTAGCTATAGCTCAAGTTTTATCATCAGGTACTCAGTTAATTGATAACTTTTTTACTATTTCCTTTAAATTGCAAGAGACATATGACTAATGACCGCTAGAAACTATGACACTATTCTTACAGTAGCTGATGCTACTAATTTTGTACCTGGCAATTCTATAGTAGGTTCTACAAGTGCTACTGTAGGTTTTATTGCTAATGTAGACATTGTTAGTAAACAGATAAAAGTAAAATTAAATAATGTTATGCAAGAGTTTCATAATAGTGAAACTATTACCTCTAAATCTGCTGTTATAAGTGGTACTGCAAACGGATCAATAAACACTCTTAGTCTTCCTTTTCAATCAAATATATTTGCCAGTTTAACTACTACTGCTACTACTACTATAGCATCTCAAGCTCCAAGTTCTTTTATTGCTGCAAAAAATGCTTTTACCCAAAATCCTATTATTAGAATGTATGAAGTATACTATCCTGGTGAGTGGTTTCCTCCTGATCCTAATGGTAATCCTACAGAAAATGGAGAGGGTAGGGCTTGGCCTGTAGATTTTCCTTTAAGATTTGCAGATATAGCAGGAGATTTAGTATCAGATCTAAATTATAATGTAACTTATGGTGGAACTTCTTTTGTACCTTATCCTGTTGATATATCAAGTATTAGTCAAGGTACTGATGGTAAAATTAATGAACTTACCTTAACAGTATTTAACGTAGATAATATCATAAGCACTTTAGTTGAAAATCCTTATCTATTAGGAAATAACATATCTAACTCTTGTATAGCTTATGTAAATAGTGCTCCTGTACATGGTATAGATCCAAGAACTATAAATGCTGATCCTGCAGATGTGGGTAGCATAGGTGATGTAGCTTTTGATACTTTAACAAGAGCGAGAGCAAATGGGTTAGCATTTAGTACTACTGTGGTAGGTGCTTATGGACAAGCTAATGCTTCTTTTACAAAAGAACAGACAGAATTTGTTAATGGCACTTGGCAGATACAAAAAAATGATACCAGAGATTTATCTGGAGCAGTAGTAAACATAACAACTACCTTTGCTAATTTTTTAGATGTTTGGCCGGAGCATAGTTCTGTTAGATATGTAAGTTCAAATGTGGTAGAAGTATATAATGCTATGCCTTATAGAGTAGGAGATGTTGTCAGATCCTCAAAAGGATCTACTTCTGGTACTATACAAAGTATACAAGAAAATAGATTTTTATTTCTTAACAACGCCTTAGAAGCTAATACTGTTGTAGGAGATCAAATTTTTATTATTAATGCAGAGGCAGATAGTGAGTCTTATATTGAAGATAGATTTAAAATAGATCAACTTGAATCCTTAAATGATGTTACAGGCACTTTTGGATTAGTATCTTGGTTACAATATTTTAAACAAGTAACTCCCAGACGTAAATACTATAAAAATACGTGTCAATGGAAATATAAAGGTGAAGAGTGTCAGTACCCAGGACCAGCAGGTGGTACTATACCTGGTACCTCTCTTACTGCTAATACAAATCCTATAGGTGTAGACAATAAAACTGCTTCAGGACCAGAAGGTGACATATGCGGTAAAAACATATTAGCTTGTACCTTAAGAAATAATTCTATACATTTTGGAGGTTTCCCTGCAACAGGACGTACCATTCCAAAACAATAAAATAAAAGGTTGTATACTACCTTGGATACATTTATTCGGTAGTATAAGTGGAAACTTTTATCTTTGTTGTCATGCTGAGTATACACCCATAACTACTATAGTTGGTACGCATAACGAATCTTTAGGTGACATTTGGAATGGTGATGCCTACAAAAAAGCACGACTTGATTTTATAAAAAATAAGATACCTCCAGAATGTATATCTGCTTGTTATAAAAAAGAAAAACAAGGTAGTGATAGTAACAGATTAAAAGCTAATCAACGATTTAATAAATTAGCTCCATTACAATATAAAACAAATAAAGATGGTAGTTTAGATTCTAATCCTACTTATTTAGATATTAGATTTGGAAACTTATGCAATTTTAAATGTAGAATGTGTGGGCCAGGAGCTTCTACAAGTTGGTATGCAGATACTACTTCGTCTGGGTGGTCTAAAACAATTGATCATTATAGCAATAATGATAATTTTTGGGTAGATGTGCCTAAATTTATTCCTGAGCTACAAGATGTATATTTTGCTGGAGGAGAGCCTTTTGTGCAGCAAGGTCACTATAAAATGCTTGAACTTATTATAGATTCTGGTTATGCAGCAAATGTAAATCTTAGTTATAACACTAATCTTAGTTATTCTAAGTTTAAAAAATATGATTTAAAAACTCTCTGGTCTAATTTTAAAAAAGTATCTGTATGGCCAAGTGTAGAAGGATATGGTAAACGTGCTGAATATGCAAGAAAAGGTTTATCATGGTCTAAGTTTGAGGAGCATACTAAACTTTTTAAAGATAATATAACTACTGTAAGTTCTGTTATAAATATTTATAGTATTAGTTCTATGCCTGATCTTATTCTATGGTGTAAACGTAATAACATTCATTTCTATGGAACTACGCAGTCTGAGCCGCCACATCAAAAAATTACTTGTTTACCTAAAGAATCTAAACAACAAATGATTTCTATGTATAAAAAATTTGTTAATGAATACTCTTCTATACTGACTTTTGAAGATTTACAACAAATTAAACATTGGCTATCTTATATGACCAGTAGCGATGACAGTAATTTATTGCACGATTTTAAAATAGAAACAGAAAGACTTGATTCTCTACGTAGAGAATCTTTTACTGATACTTTTCCGGAATTTGCTACATGGTACAAGACTTTATAGGCTTACGTCATTCATATGATGACATAAATTGCATAACATTAATTAAAAGATTTTACGATAGTAAGTTAAATTTACAATTTTCTTTACCAGAATACCCCCTATCTAAACATTGGATTAAAGAATTTACTACAGTTAGTATTGATAATTGGGCAGCTCAATGTGCTAAAAAAGTAAGTTTGACAAATGCTAAAGATTATGATGTAATAGCATTTAGATCAGAAAAAACAAATTTAATAATTCATTTTGGTATGTATTTAATGGCTTCCAAAATGCTACACATCGAAGAAGGGGGAATTTCG